TACCTTTGCACCCGCAAATGAGACATTGGCGATGCACTCTTAGCTCAGTTGGTAGAGCAACTGACTCTTAATCAGTGGGTCCAGGGTTCGAATCCCTGAGGGTGTACTTGAAATAAGGAGGTTTAAGCCTCCTTATTTTATTGGTTTACAGTAATTTAATTGATTAGACATTATATAAATTGATGTCTAAAGGAGTATCAAAAGAGAGTATAATTGCATCAAATTAGGACACGGTATCGCAAAAAGTAATATTTGTGTGATACCAAATGTGATACCGGGTGTGATACCAAATGAAATCTTCCAATTTTCTCCTTATCTGCATTTATTAATCATACTTAAAGTAAAAGTATGAACAATGTATCTGTACGGCTCGTCTTTGATAGAAAGCATGTAGCCACCAAAAAACATCAGGCCTCTGTGCAAATGGAGATAACCTATCAGCGGAAACGCAAGTATATCGGAACAGGGATAAAGCTCTATTCCGATCAATGGAGTAAAGACATGAAAGTCAAAAATCACCCTCAATCATTGGTTTTTAATCAAAGGTTGAATGACATGGTAGCTGGGATATATGACTTGGCCTACCAAATGTCTTCCCAAAACATTCCTTTCACTTTTGAAAGATTAGAGCAGTATTTAGGCAATTCATCGTCTGAAGTTACAAGCTCATTCCTATCCTTTATGGAAAAGAGAATATGTGAGCGGCAAGTAAGTGATTCAACCAAACAAAGACAAAGATGTGTACTAAAGGCGCTGAAGGAGTTTGGTAGAATAAAAGACTTTGCTGATATTTGCTATGAAAATATTAGAGCATATGATGAATTTGCTAAGAAACGATGTAAGTGCCAATCTTCGGTATATAATTATCACAAGATACTGAAGATATTTGTAAGGGAAGCGTACGCTGCCCATTTGATTTCGGAAAATCCATATCAAAATTTCAAGTTGGATCACGGTAAGCGCGTACTAAGACGTTTTCTAACAAAAGAAGAACTCATCAAGATTGAAACAAAACAGATTGATGACATTTGTTTAAGCCGTGTAAGAGATATTTTTCTATTTTGCTGTTATACTGGTTTGGCGTATGCAGATTTGGCGGCTTTTAATTTTAAAGACGCTGTAATGGCTAACGGAATGTATAGAATAAGAGATCACAGAATAAAAACAGGAACGCCTTATAATATATCGCTTATGGATAAGGCTATGGACATATTAAAGAAATATGACTTCAAATTACCTATTATATCTAACCAAAAGTATAATTTATATTTGAAAATATTAGGTGCGTTCTGTGAGATAAAAAAGAAGCTGACAAGTCACGTTGCCCGACATACTTTTGCAACTTCTATTGCATTGGCTAACGGAGTAAGAATTGAGGTTATAAGCAAAATGCTTGGGCATACAAATATTCAGACTACCCAATTATATGCGCATATATATCAATCTGAAGTTGATAAAGAATTTGAACGACTCAATAAGATTATATGAATATGAAATTTATAACCGTGAGAGAGGCTGCCGAACTTCTTCGTGTATCTTACAAAACCGTACAACGATACTTGGCTGAAGGAAGGATACCATACACTAAGCCAGCCGGACGAATATTGATAAAGGAACAAGACTTGATAAACTTCGTTAATATGACGAATAGATAAAATATATGCCTCGGTTACTTTGCACTGTGTGTCATTTATGACCTACCCAAATAGGTAAAAGCCCAGATTACTGTTTTGACATATGGTATTCACCCTAAGTGACCGGGGTATTTTCTTTTGTTAGAAGAAAGTGAATTATGATTTTAGGATAATCAAATCAAAATACATTAAACGGGTACGTTTATACTCTGGTTCCAGGTCCAGTTTCATGTATTCTATCTCCTCTGTAATATTTTCAAATATAAATTTAAATCCATTACGTTGATAAAAATCTATCACTTTTTCATTATTGGCAGCATCTACAATAATATAACGACATCCAGTCTTATTTAATGGATCAATAAACCAACCTTTTATAAAAGACAAGATTTCATCACCAATATGTTTTCCGGCAAAAGAATCAAATACAGCCAATTGCCCAACCAATACAGCTGGATATTGAGAGTTGCGCTTGACGTTGGGTATTGGGCGATTTATTTTGTTTCTTATGTTCTTAGGTAAGGATGAAACGGGTAACATTGAATTGGACACAGTAAATGCCGCAACCAATTCTAAAGAAGTATTGGTCTTGACAAAACCGTATGATTTACCAAGTAATTGATTGGTGTAATTTTCAAAATCATCTTTGAAGAAGTTTTCAATATCCTTGTCGTGATTACATGAAAAATCAGAGCAATTCTCTATTAGAGTTCTGCTCCATTCAACAAATTCGCAATTATCTTCAATAAATGTACCCACTATTTGAATCTACGCAGGTTTGATTTTTCCAAAATCCTTTTGGTCATCTCTACTTCACGTGAAAAATCAACAGTTCCTCGTTTTTTTTCATTCTCACGGGCAATCTTTTCAAATTTTTCTGCGACTTTGCCGGTTAATGTTGGTATTGGTTTGATATAAACTGCCATAAATCAATTGTTTTGCAATACAAAGATACAACATTAGTTTTACTTTTTCTTGTATCACCATTAAAATCATCCTTATCAGCACTACTTTTAACACAATCAGTAGGATCAAGTTCAGTATTTATAGCAGCATTAACAAAAATGCGATGAGTAGCATTACTATTACTCACCGCATCATTTAGGTTAAGAACAACGCTTGCAGCCCTTATGAAAAATTTTTATACATGCCAAGGGTTTTGATATGGGTCATAAGATGTTTGAAAGGTTGCCATCTGCCAGTCAGTAAGAGGTTCTTTCTTGTTATCAATTTTTCTCGGAATTTGAGGATTTAATTTTAATCTGGAAGCGTCTTTTAACCATTGCATAGAATGGTCGTAGTCATCAATTCGTACAGTACTGATATTGTTCGGAGAAATCAGTTTGTGCAACTCGTATAATGACAGTTGAACCATGTGGCGTTTCAAGTTGTAGTTTCTTGGGTCATGGTGTCTGATATTCCTTTCCAGTTCCGGTACATCAGCATTGGGATTGATAATAGGATAATAAATTTTTCCTTTATATTCTACATATTCGTGTTCTGACAATTCATAAGAATTGAGTGAAGGGTCATATTCTCCAATCATCCCCCAACAGTCAGACTCCATCGGATTGACCAAATAGTCATAATTATCCGTTGTTAGCAAGGTGAAGAATTTGCCTTCATATTCTACAACTTCCCATTCATTGTATGGAACTGTGTCCCACTTGTATGTATTAACCATTTCCCAGGCATTAACTTCCGGGATACGAATATCATTGAAATCTATGCCATTGGCGATGTCACATATATATGCCCGACCTAAGAACTTTGCCACATCTCCAGGCCGATAGTTTTTCATCTGGCTGTATTGTTCTATTTCTTCCAGGTTAAGTATTTCTTCTGTTTCGTGCCAATAAGAAGTAGGGCAAGGAGCTTTGTAGCCATTGATAGCTTGAATTACTTCGCATATTTTCCCGTCAAGGTAAAAATGGCATCCTATAGGATAACTGATTCTTCGATCATATTCAAAGATGAATTTACCGCGATTTAGTTCGCGTTCAATTTCGTAATTTTCAGTAAGGTAATCCATAATAGATGCTTCAGCGGCTTGTTCTGCCTGCACAAAACAAATATCTTTTCCACGGGTAAGCTGTAACAAGGCATCTTCTGTAATGATACCCAAATAATCATCCTTGTTTAAAAACCTTCTATACATAATTAATACTCAAAAGTGTTATAGACTGGTGCTGTATATGTTTCAATTGTTGTCTTTTGATTTTGGAACCGTCTCCATTCATTATTTAAGAATAACACAAGTACATAATCGAGAATATCCGATAAATGCCCGTATTTTTCTTCCTTACCACCTGTTTTCGGGTTCAAAACTTTCTTTTTGGCCTTGGTCCCATCAGAGTTCTTTTGTTGATAGACCATATCCTCGGTAAGTTTTCTGCATCTCATATCAATCATTACTTGCCATCCGTTAAAACCGTTAAGGATAGCGTTGACAAATTCAAGCCTGGTGGTTTGTGGTGGCTGTTTCTGGAGCAGTTTTATACGTGGTTTCAATACACTGTTTTTCATGTTATCTACTATAATAGTATAGTTATTGACCCCCTCTTCGGTTTGTGTGCTTCTTGCAGCACCAGAAGGGTCTCCTGTTACGATTATTCCGCCTAAATGCTGTCTGGAAAGATGCTTCTCTCGTATTTTAATAGCAAGTTTCGGAGTATTGTTCTCCTTTTCTTCCGGCTTGCCAATGTTTTCCTCAAGTATATATATCTTTTTGTTTGTAAAGTCAAACTGGAATTCCAGCTCACTCATGTATGGGGCTACATTGAAATCCCATCCAGATATTAATGGATTCATTGGGTTATAGACTTTTTCGCGTAACCCATCCACTAAATGCTTGGCACCATCAAAGTTCCAATAAGCGGCCATTTCGTTGACATCTACATATTGCCAGTTGCCATACAATAACCGTTCTCTGTCTGCTTTGTTAGAGATCCGCATTAAACCATTCAAGTATTGTCTACGAAATTCAGAATCAGGATTATCATAAACACTAAAAGGAATGTATCGCTCATACTTTTTACATATCACATCGTTACCATCATCATCTAAAACGAATCTGGAACGGACCCATCCTAAGCAGGGGTTTGTACTCATAAGCATTTTAGGCACTACAAGGGTATTGGGGATATTCCAACGAATACGACTGAATAGGATTTCTACGGCTTTCTCATCAAGCTCACCGCATTCGTCCAGGAAACAGCCGGAAAATTCAGATGAACCAAACCTTAAATATGATGGATCACTTGGTTGAAAGCTAAGTTCTTTCATGATTATCTTAGAGTCATTCCAAAATGTCATTTCTCCGGATAAATTGTTTATCTTATAATTAACCCCCTCTTTCAGTCCCCAATCTTTTGCAATCATACATATAGTATTCCATGTACTTTCCCGAAGGCTTTTTAGTGTCTTACGCCCTACAACCATACGCATATTGGGCCATCTCAAACAACATGATATAAGCCAGCTGGCACCAAGAAAGGAGTTGTGGGTGACAGTGAAATCGTCTACTACATAAAGACCAGAAGGATCGTCTACGGTTATACATCTGCTTGTCTGTTCTCCTATATATTCTACATCAACGATTCGCTTTCCAAGTTCGCTTGCTCCACCATTAAACTCATATTTGGCTCTTTCTTTTTTTCTGGGGATAGATACAAGTTCGGGGTTTATTTTTGTTCTAAAATAAACATCATAACAATCGTTACATTGAATATATTCACCATCCTTCTTATATCCGGCTGCACCCTTCTTTATTGTGGCTACACCACCTAAAGAGCGCACTATAAAGGCTACATCTTCAGCTAATTGCTTGCTTATAGTTGAGTAAGACATGTGTCCTCTATCGTCAACATACCCATCTGTATCCATAAGCCCCTGCATTAATTCAATGCGTTCTTCTACAGTAGCATATTTATATAAATCGGGAATGAATTTATTAATTGATGTGCATCCTGTAAGGTTTAACTTCTTGATCGCTTCGGCCAGTTTGTCTGAATAGATATAGTATTGAGTAGCTTTACTGTCTGCTTTTTTTGATATTTTAGACATATCATAACCGTATACGGTAAACCTGTCAACAATATCTTGATCCATTGTTGTCAATTCAGGATATTTCTTGGATATGCAACCATCTCCCAATAAAGCCCCCAACACATAGGGCTCAATTATATTTTTGCGAGCGGCTGCTGTACTTATTGCAAACTTGACTGGAGATGTCAATGGAATTATCAAAGAACGACCCTTATATGACCCTTGTTTATGTTTTTCCACCCATTCAAAGATCCATTTTGTAGGCTTTGCCCGCTCATTCATCTTATCTCCATTCAAATCTGTCCTTTTTGTACGCTTCCCGGCTTGATGCACATTCCATAAATGCCCTTCTGATGAATCTATATATGTGCCATCAATAAAATGTATTCTATAAAAATGATGTTTTTCCAAAGGATGTAGCCACACTACCTCTTGCGCCCCTCCAGTAATCGGATTTGTAATAAAATCTCCTACTTTTATGTCTTTTAGATACTTAAACCCTGTTGGCGTACATATTTTACTATCTAAAGGTAGCATTTTCCCGCCACCTGCTGCCCCACCCTCTAAAATGATTTGTGGAATATCGTCGTTACCACATTTTATACATACAGGTTTATATGTTGCATTTCCGTTTCTATCTTTTCCATTTTCTATATGTTCAATTTTACCACCGCAAATAGGACATTCGGGTTGGAGGCATTTCCATACTTCATACTGTTTTGACGATGGTTGGAAATCTATGTTGAGATTACTGGGAGGTATCAATCCTGTTGCCATACTCTTTCCATCTCTTTAAGGTTGCTCAATGAGATGTGAAGAGTTTGGCGTTTACTACTCTTGTTTTCAATTGTGATGCCCCCCAATGTTTCCAGTTTCAATATGTGATGTTGAACTGTTGCGTGACTGACCACTTTTAGGTCTTTTGCCATTTCTCTGTAGGATTTGCTGATATGACAGCCATAGGTATCTATCAGGCATCTTACAAAATCCAATGTAAAATTTTGTCTTAATAAACTCATAGTGTAATCAAATTTGTTATATACCAATCAATAATAGAATAATGTACTGTATGCTTACGTTACATGTATATAAATAATAGAAGCCGGTCATAAAATTAACGACCAGCTTCTACAAAATGGAAGATATGATTATTAGTGTGAGTAAAGAAGTAAGAAATCAATTTTGTGCTTCGTTATAGATACGTTCAACTACAGCCCACAGTTCATCCGGCATTTGTTGTTCTGAAATAGCTTCGCATGACTTACGCATATAATCAAGTTCTTCACTGGTAAATTTCACAGCCAACGGGGTTTCTGCGTCTTTTTGAACATTCCATTCAATTCGTTTCTCTTCCTTTTTTTCTACTATTTCATACTCTTTCTTGTCCTGGTCTGAAATAGCTATTTTCCGAACTATTGACTTTTTTAGATTATAGTCCATAAAACTCCCACGCTCCGGGAAAATGGAAGGAATAAGCAATCTGTCTTTAATATGTAGATCCATAACTTATTAATATTTTATCAAGAATAGATATTTGTCACGCAACTGGTTGGAGAAAATGGGATTATTTTTTAATTGCCAATAATCATAAAGACATATATAAAATGAAAACAAGCTCTAAATAAATATAGATAAAATAGCTATATATCAATAATTTACATACAAATTTTTATTTTCAGT